AAGGAGAAGGAGAAGGAGAAGGAGAAGGAGAAGGAGAAGGAGAGGGAAACGACGCAACTAAAGTTGCTGCCCCCGCTGACAAAAAAAACTGACAATTCCGTTTCATGCAATCGCGTCTGAGTACGTCGCGGCATTTGGCGGCTCGCTGCACATCACTGACAAGCGAAAAAAAGCAATCACGCAACGATGGAGAGATTCGTGGTGGCGAGAGAACTGGCAGGACGCACTTGAGCGTGGGTCGCGGTCACGGTTCCTGCACGGCGAAACGGATCGCGGTTGGAAAATCACGTTTGATTTCTTTATACGACCAGACACGGTGGCAAAAATTCTTGAAGGGGCTTACGACGATGCAAAAGGTGGAGTCAGCACAGCGAATCTCACAAGTGCAGAACGGCGAGAGCGTCTTAACGCCAGTGGGTTCGATGCAATCCGACAGGCCGCAGCCGAGCAAGCTGCTGCCAGCAGCGATAACCGGGGCGGTGTTTCTAAAAGCACTAGAGCGACTTTGTTCCTCGAAGAACACGGTGCAACTGACTCCTCATGCGTCTGAGACGTGGGTGTCTGCTTTGAGCATCTACGCAGACAGGCCGCAGATCGTCAACAAGGCAGTGATTCAGATGGCAACGAGCGAAGATTCATTTCCAGACCTCGGAAAGCTATTGGCGGCGTGTGAAAGGATTAGGCGAGAAACGGACGGGACAATGCCGCAGGATTCGTCCAAGGTGAAGTTCACGAATATCGCACAATTGGCTGCAGCGTGGGGGCTTGAGGTATGACAGCGATTTATGAAACTGAACGGGAGCGATACCAGCGGTATCTGTGCAGTCCAGAGTGGAATGCGTTGCGGAACGCGGTAATGGATCGCAGTTGTGGTAAATGCGAAAAGTGCGGACTGCAGGCGAGGCACGTTCATCATCTGACATACATCCGAAAGTATCGGGAGCATTTATCTGACTTGCAGGCATTGTGCGAACAGTGCCACGAGGCTATTCACAAAGCAAAGTTGCCGGACAACGAATACAGATCAGTTCGCAGGGCAAGCGAAAACAACCAAAACGGGTTTCTGAGTGAAGACCCGCTGACTCGGTTTCGTGGAATGCTTTGTGTTCGTGAATACACAGAACGCGCATGTAGGGTTGGCGTGATAGATGAGTATCGCTCAGCAGTCAGTGAATTTGAAGAGTTGATGGAAAATGACGATATCGAAGCCGCAATGATAGCCAAAACTAGGTTGGTGAAAATCCATAGGCTGATCGACGGACTTGAGGGATACACTAACAAGATGGCGAGGCTTGTATGAGCGAAAACAAACCGGAATACGTTGTCGAGTTTCGCAGGGCGGCTGATGTGCTGTGGCGTGAGTCGTTTAGGTCAAAGGATAGGGCCGAAGCGGAGAAGCAATTGGCGAGCGACAGGAAACGATTTCTGACGTATCAGTTGCGGCTGATTCAGGTCAAGGTGATTAAGGAGATGAAGTAACTGTTGACTTCCCGCAATAAACCTATTAGCTTTTGTCTATGAAAAAGAAAGCCTCAAAAGGTCGCCCGAAACATCCCGCAGGAATGCGAGCCAAGGTCATGTCGCTGTGGATCAGTCCGAAGCGTGAAAAGAAGATCAAGGCCCGTGCAAAGCGGCAAGCCTTGTCGGTGTCTGAGGCGATTGGCAGGCTGATTGATGGTGCTGAAGACTAGCGGTGTGGAACATCCGCTGTTCACAAAAACAAAGGGGAAAGTTATGAAAAGCAGGTTATTGGAAAACGGAATGATGTCGTGGGAATGCAGGATCGACAGGGACCATCCCGAGGCTGACGAGGCGACGGCGGTGATTCATATTCCGATCGCAGGTAGTCCGCACATGGTAGTGCAGGTCTGCGAAATCGACTGCATTCCGTGCGGTCCAGATGAATACGGCGACAACAATATCATTCGCGATGGTGAGGATGGCGATCGGTGGCGGAATGTGGTGCTGATTGCGTGTGCTCCACATTTGCTGAATGCCGTGCAGCAAGCGGAAAAGAAACTGGAAGCCATCGTACAGGCCGGAATGGCGGATGGCGGGATCTGCAAGACTGAGCATGATTTGTGGGTCAGCCTGGAGGGAATTCGCCGCGAGCTTGATGTTGCGGCGGATTGGGCTACGGATGTCGGGTCGTTTTGAGTAGAGGTAATTGCATCCGCTGTTCCTAAAAACATTGGAGTTATTGAAAATGGATTCGACGGAAAAACTGAATCGGGCCTTGGCTGTGGAATGGGAGTTTGTCGGAGATCCGAACAGCCTTTGCCAGATTCTTCGGGCTGAAGTCCTGCGATTGCGTCAGGTGCTCCAAAATGTTGCTCTGCTGGCGGATACGGGCAGCCAGCAACATTTGCAGCGGTTCAATCCGAATGGTGAAGGCGACGGCATTGCAAACGGCTGGCGGGTCGCTGAGGCGATGCGAGAGGTGGCAAACGATGCCGTCGGAAGTCTTCCCATTCAGCGGTCGCTATTCAGCGTACACGACCGCGTGCGGGTCAAGTGTGGTCGAGATCGAGGCCACTACGGAACAATCACGCATGTCGGTGGCGACGACGGCACATATTACGGTGTCAAGCTGGATTTCCATGATAGTGAAATGGGCTTCAGTGAATATGAACTTGAGCAGGCGAATCCGGATGAGCCAGCCTGGGTGAGCCGATTTGCGAAAGGGAAGGCGGATATCAGCCCCTTTGTTGCTAAGGATATCGCCGGTCAGGTACGCGAACTACTGGTGTATAAGCGAGCAATGGACAGCATGGCGTCTCAGTTTGTTCATCCTAAGACGACCGGCGTGGAATTGGCAAAACAGCAGTTGGGGATTAAGTCGTGAGCGAACTTCCAGAACAGATCAAAACGATTGTCGGGCGATGTGAAATCGGCGTGATATCGTTTTCAAACGATGAAATGTCTGTTGCTCTGAAGTTCGGCCAGTTGCTTCACCGCCGTCTCACGAGAATGGCGGAACATTACGAGAAGATGTCAGGCCATTTTATGCCCGAAGACATTCGCGGCCCAATGATGGCACAGGCTGCAAAGGATATGCGGCACGTTTTGGAAGACTGCTCAAAGGATCTATGAGCAACGGAACTTGTTGCTCTGTTGGTGGTAAGTCTCAAAAACATTGGGGTTATTGTGGTCGACAACAACGAACAATCTGAACATCCTTCACCGTATTTCAGCGATGGAAGTTGCGTGATTTACAACGGGGACTGCGCGGATGTTCTCCTGTCGATTCCAGACAACTCGATCGATGCCGTTGTCACCGATCCGCCTTACGGGCTTTCGTTCATGGGTAAACGCTGGGATTACGATGTTCCGAGCGTTGACGTGTGGGTTCAGTGTTTGCGTGTTCTGAAGCCTGGCGGGCACTTGCTGGCATTTGCTGGGACTCGGACACAACACAGGATGGCGGTCAGAATTGAGGATGCTGGGTTCGAAATTCGGGACATGATTGCGTGGGTTTACGGGTCGGGTTTTCCGAAGTCGATGGACGTATCGAAGGCGATTGACAAAGCGGCAGGAGCGGAGCGGGAAATCATCGGAACGGCGGCGGATTTTTCACGAGATGGTTCCGTCCGTAAGATAGACGGCAGTCACACAGTTCCACACAGCGAACAGGGAGGTCATGGATTCGGTGATCGTTGGGCGTCTCCAGTGACATCGCCAGCAACAGACTCCGCAAAGCAATGGGAAGGTTGGGGAACGGCACTAAAACCAGCACTTGAGCCGATCACGATGGCACGAAAGCCGATTCCAGGGACGGTGGCGGATAACGTCCAGAAGCATGGAACTGGGGCATTGAAC